AGTTTGTTTTTAGGCATTAGGATTCTCCTTATGATATCTTATTTATAAAATTAAAGTTTTCTGATGAAATTTTCAAACAGCTGCAATGCAACTGCTTCTAATTGTTTTTGTGGAGCATTTCGTATGACTTTCTTAGCATTATCTATGTCCATTTCCACGAACCTTCCCTCAATGAATAGCCATTCTTTACCCTCCATAATTCCGTTAACAAATGCACCTGGAGCCGATGGATCCGCAACGATATCGGCAGCCGTAGCCAAACGCAAATCGTCTTGTACCAAGTTGTAACCTTCTCTAGTCATGGATACAGAACCCATAGCTCTAGAAGATACTCCCAAGTTAACATCATTCTCAATAAAGTTCTTAACAATATTTCCGTATGGTGTATCTAGGATCAATGCCTTACCATAAAATGAATTGCCATCTTCAGTCAAAGATACGATCTTATGGGATACTCGTTCCAAATTAAGGGTTGGTGTGTCTGGATGACCAAGTTCACCTAACGCACGGTTCGTTTTAACAAATTCTTCGTTATATCGTTTAACTTCTTTACGCAATGTATCCATCTTATACATGCGGTTATTACGATTAACTTTTTCAGCAACAAGAAAAGTACCTTCAATGTAAAGGTTCTTTTTACCTTTTTCTGTTGCTTCTGTGAGATACTTTACGCTCTCAATTCTTTCGGTAATTAGTTTCATTTTAGATACCTACTAATGGTGTTGCATAAGTTGCAGATTTAGTGACTGATAGAATTACAGTACCATCAGTGCCACTATTAGTAATATGCAAGTTAGCAGATGGTGTATTTGCCAATGAGATATCATACTGTGTCAATGGCAAATCATTTGACTGGTACATTGCAACAATTAGTGGTGCAGATGTGTTATCACCACGATAGATGCGAACCCACCCATCAGATGCAGTTATGATGTGTGCAATCGATGCAGCCGTAATAACTTCATTGCTATCTACAGCAAGTGAAGACAACGGAATGGTTGTTGCCGTATTACCAGTAAATCTGATAATTGATCGGGATCTTTTTGTGTTAATAATTTCGTATGCCATATTATTTTATTCCCATTGATTTGCGGCGGCGCATAGACATTTTTCTTTTTAATAAGACTCTGTTCATCTTTGAGCGACCTTTAGTTTTCCAATATCTTTTTAACATTCTGGCTTTGTGCAGTCTCTGTGCAGCAGGTATTCTTTTTACCGTATTACCAGATATTCTATATCCTTTAATTGCTGACCTACGTACATTACGTTGAAGAATGATTCGACCTTGTTTGTTTCTTCTGATACGTCTTTTGATTCTTTGAACCCTACCAGTTTTAACAATGTTGCCTTCATCCAATTCTTCTACTTCTTCATATACGATATGAGCAATATGAACTTTTGCCTCTGCTAATTTCTCAGAAGCAACCTCATTTAACCGTGCAAATAATTTATCTTTTGCCTCGGTTAGTTTGTTATTTACTATACTTTCAATAAACGTCATTTTGATTTACTGAAAGCAAAATCTGCAGCCTTAGTGAAGTGACCAGGTGACTTATGTACCATGTCTGCAAACTTCTTTTTATTATCATCATTTAAAGCACCATGGACTTGCGTCAATGCTGATGCTGTAAAATGGTCAACTGTTCTTGTTTCACCAGAGGCAAACTTAACTTTTTGTGCCGATTTATTGGAAACAATCTTATGTAACGTATCCATCACTGCTTCTTCCAACATCTCGCCTTGTTCTTCTGTGCCTTCGGCCTGAATAACTGGTGCCATGGAGTTATAACCCATGTACTGAGAATTGAATGGTACAGAGAATACTTTTTTAAGCTTATCGTTATAATACAATGCAACTTTAGTGCCATCAGGGAACAATCTAACTGCTCTACGTTTTAACAATAGAACAAATGGAGGATCTGATGGTGGAATTACATTGTCTTCACTCGCTTCAGTTACTTGGTCTTTTACCTTTTCAGTACCTGATTGAATTGCAATACGATGAGCTTTAACTTTTTTGCCTGATGGTCCAACTTTAAAATCGGAAGTATCAATTAAACTTTCTTCGAGTTCTTCTGATACTGCACGGCGAGCTTGACGATTGATATTTGGATTAGTGGTAATCAAATCAACCATCTTATTAAAAATATTACGCATGATTTCTCTATCTGCGTTATTAAAGTTAGGTCTTTCTTCGCCCATCTTGTCAAGAATATTATGCAAACGTTGAATCTGTGCTTTGTTACCTAAACCAGCACGTACAAGAGCATCGAACTTTGAATAGTCCTTCTTCTCTTCTTCAACAATGTTTCTTAATTCTTGTAGCGATTTCATACTTCTTCTTGTTCTTCGGTTGATTCTGTTTCTTTACCGTTATACAAATTTTGTGCAATCTCAGTCTTGCGAGTTGCCAATGCTTCCATAGCACGTGCTGAGATTACATCATTCAATGCTTGTTGTGCTTCAACGGCATTACCACCGATAGAAGCGTTAATAAAGTCTTTAACATCCATAATTATTCTCCATTATTTCTTATTTATCTTACTTGATGAGTATTTATCTACTTCGGCATCCAACATCGGTGTCATAGATTCTGTCGCATCTTGGTCAGCTGTATTATCAACTGGTGGGTATTCGTCTGGTGATGTTGGTGGTTCTCCGCCTTGTTGCAACACAGAACCTCCAGTACCATCATCATCTTCTTTTTTAATCTCTTTATCCATCTCTTCAATTTGCTCTTTAGTCAATTGCAAGATGTGTCGTTTAACCCACTCGGCAGAATAATAACGGCCAACAAACGGGTCAACTTGAGTTAACAAATTAATTCTTTCACGTAACAACTCGGCATCACGCAACTCAACAAAGTTATTATCTTTTTGGAAGTCGTAATAAATGTCTTCTTTGAATTCTTCCCATTCTTCACGGGTACAAATACCTTTAAGTGTTAATTGTACACTCAAAGCTTCATCAAAGATATGTGTAAACTTGTTACGTAGTCTCTGTACAAACTTAGCAAACTTGGCTTCGTCACGTGTTACTTCAGTGCTTCTGCCAATGCCAATCATACCACCAGATTGTTGTGGTTCTAATCGTGCAATTGGAACATTCAAAGCATTCAACAGTTTGTTTCTGAAATACTTAACGTCTTCTAACTCACCAAGGTTTTGACCAGCTGGCAATGTAGTAATCTCTGTACCTTTACCACCTTCACGGCGAGGTAACCAAAAGTCTTCTAACATTGACATATGTTTACGGTCATCACGGAGTTCACCAGTCGTAGCATCGTAAACCATCTTGTTACGATACTTAACCATAACGTCACGTAGATATTGTTCAGCCTTACCTTTTGGTAAGTTGCCAACGTCAATATAGAAAATGCGGCGTTCAGGTGCTCTAGACAAACGATAAATCACTACCGCATCTTCAATCATACGCAACTGGTTAAGCGGCTTGATTGCTTTATGAATATAAGAAATAACAAATGTATTCTTTGCATCCATCAAACCAGAGTTGATGTTGATAACTGCATCAGCAGCAATTCTCAATCCCTGATTAACTTGGGCAGTATATGTTTGTGTTGTAGTACCACGGTCATTGTAGACATAGTACTCAGCAATAGATTTAATAACCGATGCACCAGTTTTGGGGTCACGATCTTTTTGTACTTCTCGAACCTTACGAATTTTACGTGGGTCGATGTACCTTAATTCTTTAATGCCTTCTTTTGGATTCTTTTCATTGACGACAATGTGATAGTAAATTCTACCATCAATGTACCATCGCTTGAATAAATCATCGGCAAGATTTGCAAAGTTCAACATACGCATAACGTTGTTAAACTCCTCACGAATCTTTTTCTTAATCGATTCTGGTTGTTTCAGATTATCCATAACGATATCAAGAATCTTACCCTCCTCAGAACGAGTAATAGCTTCATTGACAATTTCGTCAATAGCCATCTCAAGCTCAGGATGATTCGACATTTCACGGTAACGTGTGATTAGTTCCAACTCATTACGAATTGAACCTTCTAAATCAACATACGTACCATAGTGTGCGTTACCTGTGATAGTAACTGCACCATCATCTATTGCATTTGTCGGTAGAGCAAAAGAAGATTCGTTCGGGTTTTGAACCTGAACGACCTCTTTGTCACCAAAAGTAAAACCAAAAAGTTTAATTGCCACTGTATAATAATCCTATATTAAGAAAGAAGAGCCTAGGCTCCTCTTTCGTCAAACCACGTTATCTTCTACGGATTCCCACCATTGATATGATAGAGTCACCGTGAATTCTTCAATTGCATCATTGGAACCCCAGTCAACATCAATTGGAGAAACGTCTGTTGGAAATAAACCAATAAACTTATATTTCTTCAATGTGTCACCGTTCTTGGCGAATTGTTTAACTTCTCCGTCAACAGTATAACTGCCTGGAGTTTGTGCCAATGGGTTACGAACGTTTAAACTGTGGCTGTTCAAGCCATTCATCCATCTTTCAAATGCATTACGCACCACAAAGTCTTCATCATTGATGATCGAAAGTGTCCAGTCAGTGAAGGTTCTGTTGCCTACAAACTTCAACTCACGGCCGAAGTATTGAACAGGCACAGTGCCAACAGTAGAACCTGGAAGTTGTGCGGTCTTACACATGAATGATAATTTCGTTTGTGCATTACCAGGTAAAGCAAATGCCGGAAAAGGCATGGTTACCTCAAAGAGGTTTGGTCTCGCACCATCACCCTGCATTTGAGAGCGGAATTCGTTAATATTAAATGCCATTTAATTTTCTCCTATCTCTCTATTTATTAGAATCGTCCAACGATTTCATTGAATGCAACACCAGTACGGACTGCAACAAAGTTTAGTTGGATGAAGTTGATGGAACGGGCTGGTTTGACATAAATGTCACCAACAAACTCATTGCGGTCGATGACTTCCGGTGTATTATTTGTAGTATCACAAACAACACGGAAGTCATAGATGCCACGTCGGCCTTGGATTTCACGTAAATACGGTTCAACCAAGTTAACAAACTGAGCACGTGTAAATTCATCGTTGAATTCAAACAACGAAGAACGTGAAGCACGAGCAACTGTTTTCTCTAGTACAATAAACA